AACAAATGTCTATGCTTATGGAAGAAGAACAACCTATGCTTCCTGATGAAGAGATGGAAGAAGACTATGTAGAATTTGTAATGGATTCTGCATTAGATGAAAAAGATAGAGAATATTTAGAAAGTGCTCTTGCAGCTGATGGAAAGTTAAGTGAAATATTTGACACAGTTGTAGAAAGAGCTTCAGAATTTTCAGGTTCTGGTCCTATTGAAGGACCGGGATCAGGAATGTCCGATTCGATACCTGCAAGGTTATCGGATGGGGAATTTGTCTTTACTGCTAAAGCAACGGAAGAAATCGGAGCTGATAATTTACAGCTTATGATGGAAGACGCAGAAGCTGCTGCAGATGAAAGACTACAAGCTTATGGTGGGGGTTCTATTGAAGAACCTCAAGTTGATAAAGTTGTTGAAACTAGTACAAGTACTCGTGTATTAAAGCCAACATCTTCTACTACGCCTATGTTAGGTCAAACAGAAGAAGATGTGTTACAAGATGCTTTAACTACGAATATGCTTAATAGAACAACTAAGCACGTCCAGAGCTAAAAACCGATAGGCTACTTACGTCAGTAACCCCTATCAAATTTAATAACCTTTAGCTACCTTGTAAGATCAAGCCCCTAATTAAAAAGACGTTTTTAGAATAGGCTACCTTGAAGATAGCACAAGCCCTAAAAGGAGAAAAGAAATGGCAAATGTTAATGAACAAGAGAATAACGAGCCAAGACCAAATCTGTATAACCAAAGAAAATCATGGCATACACCAGATGTAATGCCTACTGATAATCCAGTTACTGCAGATAGCTTATTTGTAGAACCTAATAAAGTTACTCAGGATGAAAGTAATGTTAATAGAGAAGTTCCACAAGAAGCTACAGAAGAGAAATCTTCTGGTAATTATAAAAAAAGATATGATGATCTTAAAAAACATTATGATTCAAGACTATCTCAATTTAAAAAGAGAGAACAAGAATTGATTCAAGAAGCTACAGCTAATCGACCAGAGTATAAAGCTCCAAAGACTGCTGAAGAACTTGAACAATTTAAGTCTGAATATCCTGATGTTTACGAAGTGGTTGAAACTGTAGCCCACTTGCAAAGTGAAAATAAAGTTGCAGACTTGCAACAAAGATTAGACGCTATGCAAAGTCGTGAAGCAGAGATACTTAAACGAGAAGCTGAAAAAGACTTAGTTGCAAAACACCCAGACTTTTCAGATATTCGTGATAGTGATGAGTTTCATTCTTGGGCAGAGTCTCAACCAGAAGAGATAAAAGATTGGATTTATAATAATCCTGATAATGCATCTCTAGCTAGTAAAGCAATCGATCTTTTTAAATTTGAAAATGGCTTTCAAGACTCTTCGAAAGAAACAAAGCCAACGTCTAGTAGGAAGGATGCTGCAGAGATGGTGTCAACAAAAGCAACAACTGTGCAGACAAACGAACCTAAAATATGGACGGAAGAGGAAATCGCTGCCTTATCTATGGATGAGTTTGATCGGTTAGAAGCCGAGATAGACCAAGCTGTTAGAGAAGGTAGGGTTAAACAATAACAAAGTTAAAATAATATTCAAGGAGAATAATTATGGCATATAATCAATCAGATGCTCTATTCGAGCAATCGACTGATACTAATGGTAACTTTGGTAATTCCGTAAGTGGACAGACTAATGCTTTCTTCATGCCTAAAGTTTATTCTAAAAAGGTTTTAAACTTTTTTAGGAAAGCTTCGGTAGCTGAAGCAATCACTAATACTGATTATTCAGGAGAAATATCTGCTTTCGGAGATACTGTGAGAATCGTTAAAGAACCTACAATTACTGTTTATCAGTATGAAAGAGGTGCTGACGTTACTCAAACTAAGCTAACTGACGCAGAGGAAACTCTAGTAGTAGATGTAGCTAATGCCTTTAAATTCAAAGTTGACGATATTGAGAAATCAATGTCTCACGTAAACTGGAAAGAAGCAGCGTCTTCTTCTGCAGCTTACGCATTGAAAGATGCTTTTGATGAAGGTGTTATCGCTGAACTATTTAGTGGAGTATCTTCTTCTTCGCCAGATCACGTAATTGGATCAGACAGTTCAACTGCTGATGCAACTATGACTCACGCCACAAACTCAGTAGACCTTCTAGGTTCTGACGGAACTGGTGTTGATGCTCTTGATCTTATGGCAAGAATGGCTAGACTTTTAGACGATCAAAATGTACCTGAAGAAGGTAGATGGTTCGTTGCTGGTCCTCAATTCTATGAGGAACTATCGAAGTCAAGTTCTAAATTGCTATCAGTTGACTACAACGCTGGTCAAGGATCGCTTAGAAATGGGTTAGTATCAAGTGGAAAGCTACGTGGCTTTAATATGTATAAAACTAATAACATTGCTAGTACTTCAAATGCTACTGGTAAAGTTTTAGCTGGTCATATTTCAGCTGCTGCTACAGCTCAAGCTATAACACAAACTGAGGTTCTTCGTGATCCTGATAGTTTTGGTGATATAGTTAGAGGTCTTCATGTCTATGGTGCAGATGTACTTAGAAGTGAAGCTCTAGTATCAGCTTTCTTCGTTATTGACTAATTATAGTCTGTATGTGGAGGGGATATTGCATCTCCTCCCATACACAATAGGAATTAATATGAGTTGGAATCACACAGAATGGCTAAAGAATAATTTTGAACCAAGAATGAATTTTTACTTTGGCACAAAAACAGTAAGAACAAGAAATAAAAAAGGAAGATTCGTTAAAGATGATCCTAAAACAATGCAAAACGAAGCATTTAAATCAGTTAAAAAATAATGCCACAAATAGGATCAGATAAAATAAATAATTCAGTTGTTCTTAAAAGTAAAAGTAAGAACAAAGGTCAGGCATTAGGATTATCTGGTAAGTTTTACAAGAAAGAAAGTTATGACAATTATCGTGATAACTATGATAGAATTTTTAATAAGAGTAAGTAATGGCAACAACGTATCTAGATATAACTAATGAAGTACTTAGAGAACTTAATGAGGTAGTATTAACTTCTGGAAATTTTTCTAGTGCAACAGGAATTCAAAAGTTTGTTAAGGATAGTATTAATAAAGCAATATTTGATATAGCAAATGAAGAACCACAACTACCTTTCTTTTCAGCAGGAGTTAGTGGAGGTACTGATCCTTTCTATGGTAATGTAACAGTAGCAACAGTAGCAGGAACAAGATGGTATCTTTTAAAAGCTAACAGTTCTTCTATAACTACTGATTATGCATCTATAGATTGGGATGACTTTTACTTAACAACTATAAATGTATCTGGAGCTAGTGCTCCTTATGTATCTGAAGGATTAAAGTATATTACTTTAGATGACTGGAAGACACATTTAAGAGATCAAGAGAATGCAGATGATGCAGATACACAGGTATATGGAGAGCCTAAATATGTTTTTAAATCTCCAGATAGTAGGAAGTTTGGATTAAGTCCAATACCTGATAAGGTTTATAATGTACATTTTTATGCATTTACTGTTCCTACAGAATTATCAGCATATGATGATACTATAGCTTTACCAGATCAATACGCAAATGTAATTACATCTAGAGCTAGGTATTACGTATGGCAATTTAAAGAGAGTCCTCAACAAGCAGCATTTGCTTTAGAGGAATTTAAAAGGGGTATGAGATATATGAAGTCTAACTTAATAAATCCCACACCTAAATATATATCAGACGATAGAACTTATTTTTAACTATGGCAAAATCACAACCATTTACAGTTGCCTGTAATGGAGGTTTAATTAAATCAGTAAACTCCATTGATTTACTTAAGACTCCGGGAGCAGCAAAAATATTAGAAAACTTTGAAGTTGCTGTTGAAGGTGGTTATAGACGTATTAATGGATATGCTAAGTTTGGTACAACAAGTGCTACTAAGCCTACTGGAAGTACTACAAATATATTAGGAGTATTTCCTTATGCTGATGGAGTTGTTGCTTGTGCTGCTACAGGTATTTATTTTAGTCAAGATGGGATTACTTGGGTAGAAATAACTAGAAGTTCAGTAGATGCTAATGGAGATAATTATACTACATTTACTGGAAGAAGTACACTAACAAGAACAAATCAAGGTCAATGTCAGTTTGCTTTATTTGAAGGT